GGCATTCTCATAATCACTTCTTAGCAATCCTTGAGAAATCAAAGTGTCCCATGATGGGAAATTAGCGTATAGGGCCACTCTATTATTTTCGAATCCAGCATGATATCCATCCACTAGATCAGCGTCAAGCCCAGAATTCTTTCCATCGTTCCCGGCATGCCAAACATTCTGCCCGCCAAAAATTAAATATCCCGTAGGAGAGATTTGCAAATTTTTCCCCGACTGATAATTGCCTAAGACCGTGCCTTTTTTCAAATCACCAGAAACATAACCTATTTTTTTGTCATTCAGCTTCATTATCATCGCAATGTCTGGATATGCATCATTTTCCTCAACAGTACGACTTAATGTTATGGCAAGATCGGTAATATCTGATAGGATTTCTAATTGACTATTTATTTTCAATTTTCCGGTCATCGTATCCCCTGCTTTCTTGACATATCTACCATCTAAGACGGAAGCGAACGTCTTTCTATTATAGACAATGTTATTCCCATTCGATGCTAGCTCATACACGAAATCGCCCGCCGTTCCCGGAGTAACCCCGGCGATCGAACCGCCGCCTCCCGTAGAGCTTAGAACGCCGTTTACGTCAATAGAGAGGCCCGAACCAACTTTTATCATGCCTAGAGCGTCCTTTCCTGCTATTGGCCTAACGATATCCCATGTGCCGCTTTGATATGCCACTACATCGCCACTAGCCTTTACATTGCCTTCAAAAAAAGAGTCTTTCGCTTTCACCCTAAATTCTTTTAAGGCCTCGGCACTCATCCCGCTTATATTGACACTGTACAATTGATTACTACCGCCTTTGCCATATTGAAACCATAATATCTTGTTTGAGGCTTCAACAAACCTAAAAGACGAATCGTAATCCGTGTTATATGCTTTTATATAATTATATTCAGAACCACTATTTGTTGCTTGCAAGTGAATTAAATCCTGATTCCCTTTTATATCTAGTTTTGCTGATGGGTTATTTGTCCCGATTCCGACGTTCCCATTAGCCGAGATTAGCATCCTTTCATCTAAATCGGTAGACGTTCTAAATCTAATTTCGTAACCAGATAAGTAAGTATTAGTTCCTTTTTGCGTATTACCTGTGCCAATAACTAATTCACTGTTTGTGTTAGTATAAAATATTGCCATATCACTTCCATCTGGGTTTTTGGCATATATATTTCTATTGTTACCCATATATATATTACCGGACATAGTTATATTTCCGACTCCGGTCATATTGCCGGATACGTTCTGTGTCCCATTGAAGCTTTGCCCCCAGATGGTTCGGGCCGTCATTAGCTTCGTGGCGCTTGAGGCGTTTCCTGCAAATGTCCCTGAATATCTCCAAACGTAATTATTTGTGCCGAACAATTGCAAATTTCCATCAAGATTATTGTACTGTCCACTGCAATATCTAGGTAATAATGTTGTAGAATCAAACGATTCATTGCTATATAGCGATAATACTAACCAGCCAACCGAATTAGGGGCTGCTTTTCCTTGCAGTGTTACATTTCCAATATTGGGATAATTCTTAATAGCCCATTTGCATAAAGCTTTCAAATAATCTTCTGTAGGATGCCCGGCATTCTCATAATCACTTCTTAGCAATCCTTGAGAAATCAAAGTGTCCCATGATGGGAATTTGGCATATAAAGCAACATTGTCGTTCTCGAACCCCGCATGATGAGTATCAAGCAAATCAGCGTCTAGGCCCGAACCAACTCCATCGTTCCCGGCATGCCAAAACGTTATTCCTTTATCAAAAGATATTACCGTATTATCGCTTTTCATAGAGGCGTTTGTAAATGCGTTACCATTTCCTGTAATCTCTATTCCGGCGATAGTACCACCGCCGCCGCCGTCAATGATTCTAACTAAGCCGTTTACTACCTCGAATTGCGTTTTATCATATCTTGACATACCTACCGCATCGTATCCAGCAAGCGGTTTACTAATGTCGTAATTACCGCTGGCATACGCTACTATATCCCCATTGGCAAATATGTTGTGGTTAGCGTCAATCTTGACATTATGAGTCGTGTCCGTATAATTTAGATACAGGTTGTTTGTAGCACTTCCATATACACCATTTATCGAGTTACCCCCGGAAAACTTGACACCTTCCGCTGATTTATTTTTAGTGACAAGGATAGATTTGTCGGTGTTGAAGTAAACTAAGGTATTGATACTATCTACGCTTGTCATTGCCCCTTTAACGATCCCAGTAGATTTATCGAACGCTTGTCCCCACCATGTGCCGTTATACAACTTCAAGAATCGAGCGTCGTTACCTTGCATTACCGTGTTATCTAATTCTCCAAAAACAACATTGAATTGGTTTTCCGTACCTCCATTTATGGACGCTAGGCTTAATCCTTTTCCGGCGTAATATTTCTGCCCTACCGCACCTACCTTTAGCCCAACCAGACCATTGTCTATGGTAAAATCGGATGAGTTAAAACGGGCCATACCTAACGTATCATACCCGGCTGTAGGAGTGACTAAATCCCAGTTCCCAGACTGGTAAGCCACGATATCGCCTTTAGCCATGATATTACTATCTCCGATAAACTGTTTAGTTATATAGGCCTCGCTATTATCTTCTTTAATGTATAGGTATTTGTTCTTTTTGTCATTCGTCCATAACTCAGAGGGTTTCCCCGTGCCGCCTCCTAAAAGGCCAATTGACATCTTTTTCGCTTCTCCGGTTCCGGTATCGATAGCTACCCATGCCTCTTTAGGCAATGTCGTTTGTTCTTCCAACTGCCGGATCAATTTACCCGTAAATTCTGTATAAGCCTCTGCAATCCCATCAACGGACGCTCCGTATTGCGCTATCACGTTTGGCGAAAACATGATAGGTACACTAGCCGCTGCTAGTAGGGCATTCTTAAAAACCGACTGAGAGCCTTTGTATGCTGATATCTTCTGTAATACGGTATTACTTTCAAATGTTATGGTGACTTGCGCCAAATCCCCAACATCATTCCATTGGTATGAAGGCGTGAAATTATAAGCCTCATAAGCGTTACCGTCTTTTGTTATGGCCACATGATCATGCAAACGGATAATACGTATAGCGTCACACAGATATTCCGGGGCGGCAATAACCATTTTGTATTGCTTGCTTGATATCTGGTTCTCAACGAACGTGAACCCGCCTCTTTTAGTGCTTTCTTCCTCGAATAGATATTCCGGTTTCGCTATCTCCGTACATAGGTAAAGCTCGAACTTAAAGCCATTGTCATAAGTCAATGCCCCTTCATCAAAAATGATCGGATCGGCGTTGTAATACTCAACCTTTACCAGCTTACCGATATTGGCATAGGCCGTGAAAACCTCGGAATAGTACGTATCATTGCCAATGACCACTCTCATCGTGTATTGTCCCGGCGTTAAATTCGCATAGTTCCCGCATTTAAACTGCATGACCTTGCTAGCCCCAATAGTAACCACGTTTACGGACATGTAAGATGTTACCGTTGCGACCTCAACGCCACGATCATTATATATCTTTGCGGATGTGAGTGTAGTTGACTCGGACAAGCCTCTGATTATCTGGAAAGGCGTAACCCTATTCAACGGCATGTACAACGGGTATTTAATACCATAGTTGTATGGACGTGCCCTAAACATATCGTTCTGGCTCTTATAAAAAGCCAACGGATTTAAATTGTTATTCGGTGTCATATCAATATTTTAATGTTACGTTATTCATTCTAGTGCTCAAAGATACGGTACATTTATCGATTTTACCTACTCCTAAATCAGTCTTTATTAAAGCCATAGGATCGATATCATCATAAGTAGGGAATTTAATGGACTGTTTCATTTTCCGTGTTACAGATTGTGCCACATATTCGGCATTGTTAATGATCAAGGTTCTACCGGGCATATCATATACCCAGTAATCCGGTTGAAGCACTATGTAGGCTAGGTAACCGTTTTGGAGATTATAAGTAAACCCGCTTATAGTCCTCTCCACAAAAGGCAATGTGTATTGTCGTAGCGTATTGTTGTAAAAACAAGACATTACGACAAATCCATCATCCGCTATCTGGTTAGGGTTAGATAAGATAAAGTCAACATCACTTGTAAACTTACCAACGGTTATTTCCTCTATATTACCTTTTTGTACGGTATTACTCTTTACCTCTATTGGATACCCTTCGAATGGCTCTGTTACATCATTCGCCCATGAGAACTGAAAACGCTCTGGGGAATTATCCTTGTCGTACTCGAATGAGTTTTGCCCCATACACCAAGGTTTATTATTTGATGGCTGGATCGTAGTAGTTAAATCCAGCCCTATTTGTTGCTCGGACTCATATGTACCACCATTATAGTAATATTGGATATGCTCTATTATCAATTTGGAATCTTTGATATGCCATTTTAACTTAAACGTATTATACAGCATACTTAAAACCTCTCCTAGCGTTATAGGGGCCTTCATCGCTGGTTGATCGTAACCCGCCTTCTTTAAATTGCTAGTAGGTGTTATGATGAGATTTATATCTTTATGAGATATAGGATCACTCCCACTGTATAGGAACTGAGAATAAGCGGTCGTATTGCTATGCGTTATTCCGGGTGCGATTTCATTCAGCAATACTTGAATCACGCTATAGATTGGATAAGCATCATTTAACACGAATGAATTTCTACCTATTCGATCTATCTCGTTTACACTATCATTATATTTGAACCAGTAAGACGAATTAGTCCAGTTCGATTTACTCAAAGGCAAATACCCGCCTTCATCCTCTGGTGGTAAAAAGTATTTACCGTTCGAATCCATGCCCCATTTATTAGGCGTGTCTGTTTTTCTTGCTGACACAAATACCACATTACTAAATGAGACCTTTGCCCCATACTTGTAATTAGGATTTATTTCTAAAGCGTCTTCACTCGTGATCCTGTATAGATCATATCCTGTCATACTTTGCCGATCGGTTAATATCCTGCTTTGGATGTAGTTGCTTCTCCAAGTCATTGTAACGTTAGTTACTGGTGGTGTAACCATTTGCATGTTTATGGTATCCTCCCATAGCAATTCTCCGTTTTCGCTTACCCCGGCATAAGTCTCCCCCTCCCAGTATAAAGTTCCGTTGTTTATCCCATATATTTTAAAGGTAGTAGTTCCAGACGTATCTACGGTATTCATGGCAATTTCCATACGGTACAATCCTTTATCATCATATGCAGTGCCTTCGTAATTAGTGCCCGAAGACACATTATTCCTGTATAGCACTCCTGTATATATGGTTCCATTACTCATAGTGAATGTAAGCATAAATGATGAGAAAGCCCACATATTCTGTGTTAGCCCAGCGTCATTTATTACGTCTTGCTCCCAATACGTGCCAGAAGCGTAAGAAGTGACCGAAGAATCATTCTCTATGTGCAATTGGACGCATGGCCTTTTTACTACCATACATTTTTGTATTTTAGGAGACAGCTTGATCAAATCGAACTCCTTGTCTAGCCCGGCCAACACATCCGTATAACCATCATCCGTTTCCACTTTTATAGATACGGTTCTATTGTCATAATTCCAAGAGCAATCCGTTTTGCTAAATTTACTTATATAGTAGTCGTAAAATGCGCCTTTATCCTTTGATCTGGTTATCTTCAACGTCATTTCTGCCTCAATAGATTTCTCCGCAATAAACACGAAATCCTCACGCTGGAAAACCAAAGTACCCGACAATTTTCGCCGGGTAAATTCTTGACCTGATTCTGGGGATATATCCATAGATAGATCATTTGAGTAGATAGCCGGGTTCATTTCCCGGCCATCAACATAGAACTTATATCTTATATTCATTTGTGTATGATTTTAACGTTACCTCTTATTTCGATCAATTCTCCGTTCTTGCCTTGGTAGAACCTACGATCTCCTTGCTCCTTGATATCGGACAATATCGATTCTACTCTACCCATATCGGCAGACACGCCCGTATAACTTACGCTTAAACCTTCGGTTGAGTAGGCCCCTAGGAACGCTCTTTCAAACGATCCGTTATTGAGCGTATTTACGATTTTTGGTAGGATATCACGGTATTTACGGGTATTCTTCTTATTGATAATCGCTAAAGCCTCGCCGCCTTCTGCCCTACGTTCCCTTCCGTCCGGCATATGGCCAATAGGGATATCATTACCGCTCTTATGAGAACCGCCGCTAAGAATCTCCAAACCTCCTTCTCCATACGTTTGTGATTGCGCTTGGGTTCTTGTTAATTGTGATGCTTTTATCTTTGAGGCCGCAAATGTAGCCCACATCAAACTTATAGCCGGGATCGCTAACCAAGGGAGTTTTAAAGCCGCCCATATTCCAGCGGATGCCGTTATAAGATCGCTAGTTTGCTTTAACGTGTTTATAGCTTCTTGCGCCTTTTGCGCCTTTCTTTGCTCTGCGATCGCTTTAGCTTGGTTCTTCTTTGCCAAAGCTAGTTCTTTTTGGGCCGATTCTACGTTATTAGCGTATCCATTGTTCCGGGCTTCTATCTCCGCATCTAGCCTACTCTTTGCCGCATCTACTTCCTTTTGTGCGTTATTAACCATTTCCTGCGCTATCTGCGATTGTGCGGATAATATCTCGTTCAATTTACCGATCGAGAATCCTACACTTTCGTTGATAGCGTTTTTACGTTCATCAGACAAATTTATACCTAACAGACTATAGATGTCCTTAGTCTTGTTCTTGGTAGTTTGCTCGTTAATTTCCCTTGTCAACGTAGCCAACATATTTTGGATAGTCTTTCGCTCTACCGCCGTCAACGCCTTGCCATTGATGGAATTTAACTGTAGAATCTTTTGCCAACGCTCCTTTTCGGCCTTTAGGCGATACAAAGTCTTTTCGTCCTCTGATCGCTTGATTAGATTGAACTCGCTTTCCTGCAATTCGGCCATTGCGTCAAATTGGGACAAGGCCATTTGGATATTGAACGATCTTGATTGATCCATCCTTTGTTTGTCGTACTTAGCGTTGATGTCCGCTTCGCTTTGTCTCATGCTTTCTTGCAACTGGCTATTCTTAACGATTTCCTGCTTTCGCTGGTTCTCCAAAAGTGCCATTTTAACATCAAATTCGGCTTGTGTGTTTTTGGTCGTTGCCTCTAATCTAAGCTGCAAAGCGGCCTTTTCATTATTAAGCATCGCCAATTGTTCTTCCTTGCCTAATTCATCGATCTGTTTCATCCCGGCCTTAACGTTATTGGCGATAATGATGTTTATGAGCCTACGAGATTCTTCCGTCAAATCCTTATCCGTTTCAAGCTTGTTTTTGAGACTTTCGTTTTCGGCCTTAGTCTGATTCAATATAGCTTGCGATCTTTTGCGGAATGAGTCTGTTTGTAGCTTATTCTCACTCTCGTAATATTTCTTCAATATATCGAGATTCTTTTCGTTGATCCGCTGCGTGCGATCTTTAGGTTCTTTACCCTTCTTTTTGTCCTTAGTCGGATCAGAGGACAAAGCCCCGATATCTACTCGTTTGGCTAATTCCTCCATCGTTTTCCCAAGCTTATCGTATTCCTTTTGTAAATCTTCGGCTTTTTGCTTGGAGTTAGCCCATGCCAGAGCAAGTTTACCGTTCTGGGCGATCGCCACTTGAACCATCTGCGAGTTTGATCCATATTTACGTGTTACAGCCTCAATACTTTCTGCGGCCTCCCTTGCGCCTTGTGATAGTAATTTGCGTTGCTCTAAATTATTGTCTTGTATTTTTGTCTCAACCTCTAGTTGTTGTTTGGATAGTTCAATCAACTTTTCTTCTGCCGCTCTAGCTTTTGCGCTATTTAATATCGCTTTCGCTAACTCGTTATATTTAGAGGCGGCTTTTCCGGCCAATATTTCTTCATCCGTAAAGTTCTCGAAATACTTCGGATATTCCTTCTTTAATGCTTTAACTGCCGCTATTCGGTCATTGTAAGACTTAGTCATATCTTGACTGCCATTATATAGCAGCTTAATATGTACCAAGTCCTTTTGGGCCTCTTTCGATCCTGCCCTTAAAGCCTCATTATATTTAGCCAAAGCATCTTTTGCCGCCGTAGTTGCAGAAGTGCTTTTAACCATATTGCCAATAAACTTTACGATATCACCTCCAAAAAATGTTAGTAACGTTACTCCAATACTCATGAGCGCATTCCATGAGACGAATGTTTTCAATACCGATCCAAACACTGATTTAGTCTTTAGTCCTTGTGCGGCTAAAGCCTTATTTTGAACGATCAATGCTTGAATCTGATCACTCAATATCGGAAGGTTATTCGATATGGCCAGAAAAAAGGTATTAGCAGATACCGCCGCTGCTGGTGCCTCTCGAAGAACTTGTGCCATAGCCATGTTTAGGCCCCTAGTAGATTTCTCGTAATCTCCAACCGACAAAGTATGCTTTCCTGTAGATTCTTGAAGCATCTTCATCTTTTGGTAGATGTTATACGTTGTTTGCTCTAATAGTTGGCCTTCTTTCGTATTCTTACGATATTCTTCCGTCATTGCGTTTAACTTGATCTTATTCAAGCTGTATTGCGCTGACAGATGATCATAGGAACCTTCCAGTGAGTTGTTAAGCCGGGCCGTCAATTTATTGATCGTGTTATAATCATGTTGCTGCTTTTTCAATTCTGTTATCCGCATAGCCGTTTCTCCCATAGCGGCTGTAACCTTTTTTTGCTCTGCGGCTAAACGATCGGCCTCCGTTGCTGCTTTCCTTACGATTTCCCGTCCTTCCTCTGTTACCGTATTGGTTTGCTTTAGTTGTATCTCCAATTCGGTAGCCCCTTTCTTCGTCTTCTTTTGTAGCGAAGAAAGCTGTTTGTTTAATTCCGTCAATTGTTCAACCGCCGTGATAATACTATCATCCGGTTCAATTAAATCACGGTATCTAATCGGATTATCTGACATATCTTATTTCTTTAAAATTAAATCATAACCTCTCGCTTGTATGCTCGATATTTCTTCTCCTGTCAAATTCAAGAACACATCCCGGTTTACGTATATTGTCATTCTATCAAATCCGGCTTTCTCCCTATCATAAGATAGACACAACATCGTTTTGATAAAGGATTCATGAGAATATCGATACACGTTAGACAAATCCAGTTCTTTCCAAAAAGGATTACCACCTATGCCCCTTATATATAATTTCGTTTCCTCATCGCAAGCCTCTATAGGCTCATCCAACGAAAGAATAGCTTTTGGCCATTCCATTAAGGGGACATTTTTCAATTTAAGCCCTAGTTTTTCTAGGGCCTCTCTAATATCTTTCAGAGATTCTATAAGATTTTCGAATGTTGCCATTAGAACGTTCCTGCCATTAATTTGTTTACAGCTGTTTCCAATGCCGTTAAACGATCATTTAATAATTTGCCCTGCCTAGCCGATAAAGGATCGGTCATTGACTCATTATCTAAAGCGTCAACGGTAACACATAGATTACTACTGTTTGAATCAGTGGTATTATCTGGTTTGATAGTCAAATCTACCAAGCCCATCCCACCTTGCATATATGAGAACACGATATTATCTCCGGCTTTGTATTTCGATGCTACAAGAAAATACATAACACCTTCTGTCGTAATCAATATGTATTCACTATCATATGCCGCCAAAGCCTTTTGATATAAATCGCTTTCTGATACATTGAGTATGAAAGATGATACACCTCCCGTGCCTAAAGAATCTTGTATCTCTGTTACTGTAGGCGAACCGGTTCTAGGGAATGTATACTTAAACATCTTTAGGCTCTTAGTATCATTACCAACTAAGACAGTGGATGTAGACAATTCTATATTATCCGCTGAATAAAAAGCATTGACTACCGTTTGATAATCACCCACATTTAGGATAACGATATTTTTGTACACGAATTTAGATACGGTATTAAATGATGATGGCATACTCCAATCAATCATCAATGTTTCTTCCCCCTTTCCGGGTGTTGTTCTTTCTGTCGTTGCTTGCCCTTTTTTGAAAATATAATCAACGACATCTGTCTGGTTAAGCCTTGTAGATAGCGTTAATGTGTTTCTTGATTTATCTACAATGCTGCCACATACCGCAAAATAGCCATTCCTGCTTTTAATGATGATCGAAACGCCTTTTTCTACAAGCCCTAGAACCAGATCGTAGTCATAATCCAACGCATGATCCAGATAATTCAAAAGAAAGGTTCCAGTAGATTCCGGCTCTTTTAATTCCTCTTTGGTAGGGGCACTCCCCTTGGTGACACGGATGATCATTTGAGAAATGCCATCATTTGAAACCAACGGGGAAAACAGCATTTCGATCGATCCTTCATTGATGTTTAAATGAGGGCATACGCTATATTTCCCGGCCTCATCGATATCTACTATGATCTTGCCATTGGTATAAGTGTCAACGATAAAATCATATGCGGTCTGACCTAGCCCCATGACATTTGTAAATATCAATTCTTTCTCCGCTTTAGCGGAACCGTCCCCTATCGTTATGTCACTAGATAAGTCAATCACGAAAGGATATCCCGTTTTTCGTGTCATACCGTTATAAGGAACCAACTCAAACGCCGGGGACGAATCGATCGTAGTCATTCCCAACTCGCCTTCATTCTCTACTAGTATACACACATATATCCCTGTATGTACTTGATCTTTCCCGTAAAAATTGAAAGAGATAACACTATCTTTAACGATATAGTCGCTTATCTCAATTTTATCGAAACCGGTTCGCAAGAATAATTTAAGCTTCTTGCTCTCTAAATCCTCTGGCTTATCTATTCTAGTTATATTCCAGTTTACGATGAGGTCATTACCAATTCTTATTTTATCCATGTTATTTTAATTAAATTTCGTGTTTGAGACAATTTTATTTCGGCCTATACATATTGCCACATCAATTATAAACCTTTCTCTGCGGCCTTATTTCTGGCCTTAGCAACCTCTTTTAGATAATCAAAGGAGTTGTAGAATGTCTGAACCGATATTTCCGATACTTTGATATTTAGTTCTTTCGAAAGCAATAGACACATCTTATCGAAATCCTTGTCATATCTTACTTCTACGCTTTTCGGGCCGTAAAAGCATTTAGGGCGATTGTATAGAGCTATCTCTAAATCTAGTTTCTCTATTTGCTTTTCCCGGTTCTTGCCATCCTTAATTTCCTCTAACTGCAAAAGTGTACGCTTCCGAAGAAGATCGTACACCTCATAAATTCCGCTGTCCTCAAATTTCCTTGGAAAGAATGTATTTAGTTCCTTCTCGATTTTTTTTTTGACCGACTGTAATAGCCGATCAAAAAATGATTTAGGGACATCGTTAAGTTTCTCCATCGTTCGTTTCAATCCTTCATCTGACAGGTCATTGCATATGACATGATCAATCGAATGCACCAAGCACATAAAAGCCAAATGAGCCGGGTTAATGGTTTCTGCGACCAGATAAAGGTTTTGCCGAAGGTTATTAAGTTCTTGTACCGCCAAATCGGGATCATGGCCGATAAACTTGATAGCCCGGTCAATATGTACGTTGATATCATTAAGATCGGAACCTATACCCGAATCTATAAGCATATATTTATTGTACTTGTGGAACCGGATGATTGGGAGTTCATCTATACTATCGTACAGAATGACTATATGATTATTTATTACCTCTCTTTTCATAAGAATTTTCGTGATATTGGTGTACTGAACAAAGGTATTAAAAACATCCAATAATCTTGCGTAACGATAACTACCAACATCGATACAAAAAGATTAATCCAGAAGGAAAGACAAAAATCACAATTGAACAAATCGCTAAATAGCCGTATAGGGCTATACATTACTATGTATCCACGGAGTCCTATTTTATCCAAGAACAAAAAGATAAAGCAAGATATCATGGCTATCATGAAAACTAGACCTACAATATTCAACATATCAATATCATTTACAAGGTTCATTATATGTAATCTCCCCAGTTATTTTAAAGCCGTTCCAAGGCCACATTAAGTATTGTGTATCGATCTCATCGCACGAGAACCCGGAGAAGACATTGCTATACTTCTCATATATTTTCTCTACGGTCACGTTAGGGCATAGCTTCAAGCATCCCAAAACATAATCCTTGCATAGATCGATATCCATCATTTCGCTAGTACCTTCTTTGTACCAAACAATAAGAGAGTACCCTACTTTGTATTTATTCGTTTCGAACGATACATAGTTGATACTCTCTATTGGATCATCTAACATGATGAAAGCGTAGCCATGACCACGGCTATCTAATGGTAACATATCCTCATATTCCCCATTCCCTATGTAGTAACCGGGATATCGGTATTTTTTACCATTTCTTACCCGCTCATTGGCCCTTGCACGACCATAGACATAATCGATAAATGGGACACCACACAAAGCGTCCAAAATAGAGTCTATTTTATTGCCTAGAGCAGACTCAAAGTAGTTGTTAATTTTTTTTGCCATTCAATTTGTCTTTTAATTCGTTCAACACTTTAGGGTAAAGGTAATGGTAAATTATATCGTTTAGGTTCTCATCCGTCAAACCTATAATTTCATCCCCGTACCCCAACATCAATTTTTCGGCTTTCCAGTCTCCCGCCTTGATTTCAAATCCATCTTCCGTAAAATCGATGAAAAATGAGGCCTCAAAGTCTCCCGTATCACGTAACGTAACTCTGTTTGTCGGCTGGCCTTTCTCTTTCTTGATCGCTATAGTCATAGGGCTGTAAGGAGCATAACTAGCAATAGATACGTTATCCCTAGTTATTCCTTCTTCGTATAATTGCGCTTCCGTGTTATAATCCAAGATTATTTCTTGGTTTTCCTCGATACCTTCTCTAAGTATATCCGGTATGCTTTTCTCGAAGCCCTTCAACTTACGTATTAGATTTGTGATCACTCTCATACCGTCTGCATTCTTATACCGTTATTCCTGCAAGGCATACATATTTTATTGAGACCGCTAAAATCTGTCTTGATAGCTTGGTATGCTTTCTCTAGCTCCCACTTTAGGCCAGATCGCCTAGGACTTTGAGTATCGCCGTCTATTTCATAGAGCAATTCGTTTCGCTGGAAATTCTGATTCATCCGATTAATCCTAAAGTTGGGATTATAAGCGAACTCACGAAGCATATCGCAAGCGAATTGCAAACCCAGCACATTTACGAATGCCTCAATATTTTCCTCGATAAATCTTGTATGATCACAATAAATAGAGAACTTGATATTTAGGCCATAATTGGTTAGAGGCGTATAGATGTTATCCGCAATATCCCACATTGGAACTATTCCCGCCTCATTTGGCTCGCCGGGTTTTATCCTCATTGGATAGAACTCAACATAGGGCGATAGCATTTGATAGGTTGCGTAGTCATAGCTTCCACAACTCATACACGGTTTCTTGGAGAAATCACGGTTCTTTGACACGGCTCTGGCTGTGCCTAAAGCCTTTTCTTCGTATACGAGATAGTAAGAACCGCCGCACTTGTTTTCGTCTTGATAGGGCAATAAGATAGGCTCTTCTAGCTTTATCCAGTTCATACCACCTTTTACGGATGCATGCACCGTTATCGTTTGCAAGGGTTCCGGGATATCGGAATGATAAAGGGAGACCGGTATATCCAGTTCCAAACCTGTATTGTCCCGATCCATTATTTGCAGCCCTATTTCCTCAATGGCCAAAATTACACCTTCTACTCTTACCGGGGTAATCTCAAACCCCACATGGCTGTTAGTCGTAGCCACTGTATCATATATCCGGGCGGTTCCGTCAAATATCGGTCTTCGATCGATTATGCTCTTTGCCATTTTATCGCCCATCTTTTCGAGAAAGAAATCCCGAATTACCTTTGAGGCTGTAGCCTTCTTCTTTTTCTGTAACCACATAGCTTGTAATGTCTCCGTGTTACACTTTTGAGGCATTATCGATACGATATTATCAGCCGTGATCATAGGATGAAACGAATTTGCGCTGATCTTACCTGTAATATCTTCTATATCATCTACCGCTATTCTATTAGCCAGCAGATCGGATGTTTTGTTTATATCATACATATCATATAAAATTAAAAAAGGGAAGGAAAGCTATTGCCGTCCTTCCCTTGGAGGTAAAAATAGAATATGGAAACTTACGCACCCGCTGCGACAGCCTTAGTTGGAATAGGCTTATCTTCTGGGTTTGAAACAACGACTTTCTTGTAGTCCTCTACTGTCTCCTTTGCGATCTGGAATTTCAGATAAGGAGAAGGGCGGGTATCAGCGTCACTATTATAAGCCGTGATATAAGCTACATCAACGGCGAATCCGAAATGCTCTTTCAAATTTCGTTTCATGTCTTTTGTAGCGTCCCCGCCAATAGTGTTATAATCCCCTACTGATTGGTAGTAGTACGTACCAACCGGTATGTCAAGAACTGGCAATGTCGTGATATCCCACTCGTAAGAAAGATTAGTCTTCGTACGGGCTAAACACTCACGCTCGAAACGTGCCAACATACCCAATTGAGAACCGCTAATTGCGTAACCGCTGGCGAACTGATTAGCCTCATTCGTTAACCGGTTCGTAAAGCCGAATGACTTGCCGGAAAATTCAAGGCGTTTGTTTACTGCGTTATACTCTCCTTTTTGGTTCAACTTATTCAGCAACGATTGGATACCAGTATTACCAACAATGTGTACCGGGCCATAGTAATCATTAGCGGAGAAGATCGGCTCCAAGTCTGAGAGAATGTTTTCACGATCTTTCCAGTTTACGTTGATAACGTTACCAGTCTTATCGTAGATCAACGGATCGTTAATAACTTTAGATTTAACAGTTGCCAACTGCGCTAAAGCGTCAGTATCCATCTTTTCGCCCAGCTTGTAGATGTACTTCATCATCTTCGTATTGAAATCACGCTGTGCGCCGATCTCATTATTTTGGTACATCACAGGAACCATCGTGAAACCCCAAGCGTAAGTAACAAAATTGATCGTTACCATCTTTGATGTGTTTTCTGAATCGGTGATCTCTAAAGTTCTTTCAGAGCCAATAGTAATCGCACCATCATAATTGATTACCGGAACCTCGAAGACACGGCCATTGCTCTGGTTGACCTTATCTTTCATTTCTTGTGTGACAATTGAGTCCGGATCATTAGACATTGCCTTGAATGCGTCCAAAGCCCCGTATCTTGATGCCCGGTATTCGTTTTTGTCAATGTTTGTAGACGAACGCAAATTTTGCATTCTTGTGAGAACTAAACTCATGCTGTTTTAATTTTAAAGTGTTAATTAAAAAGCGTTACCCTTGCGCCGTGATTTATTGTATAGGCAGATTTGAAACCTCTAACTCCGATCTGATCTCTCCTAGTTTAGCGGAGAAATCTTCGCTATCTCGTGTGAACCCGGATGCCATTAAATGGTTTGCGATGATCTCATCCGCTTCAACCTGTGTTTTTGCGCCGGAGATATCTACTGTACCACCTTTGCCGCCTTTGCCGCCTTTACTTCCGTTCCCTCTTTGTTCTCTACCATTATCAATGATATCCTTCAAATTGGTAAGCAACATTTCTTTTGCGGAATAAGGCTGCAATTGATTTGCCGGGTTTTTAAGGATGTTTCCGTCTTTATCCCTAAAGATAAGACTTTGTTTCCCGTTCTCATCCACAAATTCCGGTTTATTTTCCGCTAAGATACTGTTTTTTGCGTTACTGATCATAACGTTGATCACGTTTTCCGGATATTCAGACTTGAATTTCACTCCATTTAGAGCCTTAACGAACTCTGCATCAACTATAGACATATTGTATTTGCCTTGCAGATCATTGTATTTGTTTTGCAAATCATCTACTTGTGTCTTATAGGTATTCTCTACATCCTTTAGTTGTTGCTGAGCATCCTTCAATTGCTGTTTGATTACCTCGTTACCTTCTCCGGCCTCGATCTTAGCTTTTAGAGTTTCGATTGTAGATTTTAGCTCTGCCTTTTGAGCCTCGAACCCTTCTGATTGGGCCTTGTAATCTCCAAGGACTCTTTTCATGTAGTCGTAAGCCTTTTCCCCATCATTCTTCTTGACTCCGGTAAGAGTCAAAATGTCTTGCTCATAGGCTCCGTGGATTTCTCCGGTCTTTTTACCGATAACAGCGTTTTCGTCATTCTCCGATAATTTCTCGATAGCGGCGATTTGCTCATCTGTCAATGTTGCTAATATGGCATTAGCCTTTATTATTTCTTTTTTTAACATGGCTCAATCTTTACGGTTCGTGAATGACATAGATTTCTTTTCCGGGCAAAGTAGCTCTTTTGAAAATCATGAACTCATTTTTACCCATGATCTGAACTACTCCGTTCTCCTTCGGTTTTCCAGTAACAGGATCGAAAGTGATTTTAGGCATGATCAACACATGCACCATGTTTTCCGTCCCATTCTCTACTTTATAATTAGCAGCGATCTTTTGGATCAATGCCTCCCTTGGAGATAACTGAGAATTAAGTTTCTCATTATTCTCCGCTTCCAGATTCATTTCCGTTGATGTTTCTACGGATTCCTCTTTCGTCTCCTTAGCTAGCTCCTGTTTGGGCTGCTTTAGAACTTCCTCCTGCAATTTGTCCAATGTTTCTTTTGGCATACTCTTTTAATTTTTCAGTTATTATTTCAATTTTTCGTCCGAAATCTAAATTAGCTCCGAACTCAATGATATTTATGTTATTGCGCTCAAAGGTATCGATATAGTTCGAGAAATTCAACTTTAACTCTAATAAAACTGGATCAATTAAATCCCTATTCGCAATCTGCATGAGTTCGTTAAACGTCTTGTGCCTATATGGTTCCAGTTGTTTTAGTATCAACATCCTTTGCAATTGAACCGGATTATTCCGGTTTTCCGTAGATATGATAAGATCGGATATCATGTCTAAGCGTGATTCACTCGCACCGCTTTGCTTAGCTTTATCATAGATGTTCTGCAAGTCCTCTACCGAATATAGATAAAACTCGGTTCCCCAGTTGATGTTTGAGTTTAGGAAATATTTTCCGTATCGAAGCCTACACACGGTATCATCCACGAACTTTTGAGCCTTCTCAAAGTTTCTCTTTAACGACAAAAGAACCGTTGTGCGGCTTTCGTAATTGGATTCAACCTGCAATTCATTGATAGCTTTCGTTTTTTGCAGTTCTCCATCTTCTCCAACTATGGCCCTAAAAATCGAGTCCTCTATACGCCTTACTTCTTCTACGTTATAATCTAACGATTCCCGGTCTATTCCTGTTATCTCGATAGGCTTTCGCAAATCCTTGGTATCATTCGTTGGAACTGGGATTTCGATATAGCTACCGGGGCCTCTGATCTTCTTTGTGCCACAAATAGGACACTCTTTGATGGCTCCTTCATTCGTGATCACATATGATCCTTGCGCATTCCTTAGATAGCTACCATCGCAATACTCCCCGGTCTGATTGTTTCGATACGAGCAATCTTGTTGATACCCGGAATAGATAGGGTAAGGAGCGTACATGTCTAATTGCCGCTTAGAGACTTTATAGAACAAAAGCCAATCAAGATTATCCAGCTGATCGGCGATAGGACTATCTTTTATATCCGGTTCCCGGCTATTTAGAGGTGTGCTCCAAAAGAACATTGCGGGGCAATATCCTAGATCATGCTTAGATTCATTCAGCGTCTCAGTAATTTCTTTCCGATCATTTACCCTTACTAATCGGTAATACTCATCATCCAAGATCGCCAAAACATCTTTTTCCACATAATAGATAAGCAATGTCATTTCCCCATTATCTATTTTGTAATCATAGACATGGGATATATCTAGCCAATAGAAATACGGTTCCGGCAATGTCCCTTTTTGCTCACGAGGTAAATCTACGACTAAAACCGAATTTATGGATGTCTTCAAGGCGTTCCATCCTTTTTCATGCCATACTTCCGGCTCATGTAATACATCCTGTCTATAATATTCCCAATCATCCGCATATTTTGAGTCTAGGAAGTTATAAATAACGGCCGCATTGCGACCGTTAAACACTCTTTCTAGCTCTTTATATATTCTCGATACTAGCTCTACCGTCTGAATAGGGAATCTGAATAATTGAAGGAAGAAATTGTACTTATCTAATGGAAGACGCTGCTTAACATCGTTTAGGAAATCGGTCAAGGGCAACCCAGCATCGAAAGTGCTCAAATACTTTTCAGTATGGAACTTTAATCGATTCTGGTATTTTATAGCCTTGCCTATTTCCCTGTTATGCTTCGGCTCCTTTAGAATTACTTGTACGTCGTTCAATTCCATTATAGTATTCAAATTGATAGGGTGAATCTTCTGGTAAACTCCAACCGCTGCTAGGCATTCTAAGAATCCTCTCAGCATGATCAATCGTGAATTGCTGGGTATCACCCATATCATTCACTAGATCAACCATCGTAACTTTTGGCTTATTTAACTTCATATCAAATTTCGCTAGAAGAATCTGAATCCGGGTTAACCAAATCCGTTAATGGGTTAAAATCCTCTGGTTGGACAAAAACAAGGTTATCGCTCCAATTCGGCTTGAATTTCCATGAGATATTATTTGATCCGGTTCCATCATATCCCCCAAATGAGTAGTCTCCTACAAACATGGAGAAGATAGGAATAGGTTCGTATTTCGTGGGATTTGATGGGTTATCAGCCAAACAGCCGATCATACCGTTGATATCGAAGATATAAACGCCTATCTCTTCGCACATCATCTTTTTCAACTGGGCGATCACGGATTGAGGCTGTCTTCGGATCACGGCTGCAAATTCCGTAGGAGAAGAACCTAAAGAGATAGGGATACCCCCTACAACCTCGTTACCGTCTCCGAACGTTCTTTCTTCTCCGGGTGTCGTTTCTGGCGCATTAAGATTAGGGCTGCAAGTAACCTTTGTTCCGTCTGCGGCTGAAAGTAATGGAGTCCAAGACGCTTTCTTGGTAATATCTGCTACTTGGTTCTTGACTCCGGGCGTTTTAAACACTCGCTGAAATGCTACTTTCTGGATTTGATCCATATCTACCGGGCATGAGGCCGGGTTAATAGTCGGGATTGATGCTCCCGCCGGGCAATCACATACAATGCTCATTTGATTCTAATTTAACGTTAAACATCTAATCTATCACGTCCCTTAGTGACACACAAATATAGTAATTATTTGGTATAAAAGACAATGGAGAAGCATTTCTACTTCTCCACGTCAACAATAAACTGTAATACACATATGAACTTGTCTCACGACAAAACTAAATTATAAGAATGTTATGAATGATATCACAAAAGTAATAACATAATAGATATTCAGAAACAAAAAGGGGAAACTTGTTCCCCTTTTCTAAGCCTTGATACTCTCGTAGGAAAGCCCATTTCATTCGTGAAGTACGTATCTAAAAAAATATCCTAATACAAAATACTCGAAAAAACCAACTTACGTAAACGACTTACTTAACTCAACGCCGCAAATGTACTAGTTCTTTCTTTTAATTCCAAGTGAAAGTTCATCTAATATTATTTCCTTCTCTACTATTCCGGTTAAAACATCCTCTAAATCATCATGGGCGTTCGCATTGAATTTCTTCAAGAACTTTTTCAAATGATTGTATTCAAATGGGAAAAGTTCTTGCCAGCCCGCCGGAAATATAACGTGGTAGTTGACCAAACCGGCATTCGTGATGATCCTGCTTTCCTTGTTTTGGGACTGGCGAAAACAATGAAGATGAGCGTTAGTCTTTTTACGGATAAGGAAAGCAAAGCCACTACCACCGTTATTACTCTCGATCCAAGCGTAAGTAGCTTTTCGTTGCTCGATCATCCTTGGAACCGTGATCGATGTAACCCTAATGTTTTCCTGCGAAGTGTACATATCTACTATAAGGATATATTTAATGGGCCTACCTTTTTCATCAACCTCGGTTAACGATTCATATACATCGTAAACAACTGTACACAAATAGTCTTCTCCTTCATCTGCCACGTCCGTATATGATCCCCTGCGAATAAAACGGCCATATTGCGACTTCTTAGTATATGTACGAAATGAGGTATATAGATAACCTTCTGCCGATCCGGGATGCCCTTGGTATAAACAATCGAATTGTTGCTTGTTCAATTTTCGTTTCAGTAGAAGTGTTTTTAGATTATGCCTTTCCGGGAACAATACTTCAAATTCTTTCCTTGGATCGATTTCAGTAGGCTCATCCGTTTTTATCGCCTCGAAATTGATCCGAACCCATGCCCCGAACGGGATATTTTCAAGGTCAGACCATTTCTTAACATCTATCACTTGCTCTATTTCTTCCAGCTTTCCGATCAAGTCCTCATTATGCCATCGAGTGAAAACGATGAGTTCTTGACTTTCGTTATGAAGGCGGGATCGGACTACTGAGGTATACCAGTTCCATGCCTTTTCACGGATTATCGGGCTATTGGCCTCGGCGTGATCTTTGTAAACATCATCAAGTATCGATATGTCTACGGATTTAGAGGTTAAAGATGTGGATCGGCCAACGGCCCTTAACGATCCTTTGCGGCCTACGCACTCGATCACACGTGAGCTTCTTTTCCAACTTCCTTTTTTTTTGATTATCTCATTACGGGATAATACAGTAGTTGGGAATAGTTCTTGGTATTCTCTCTTATCCATGATCCGCTGCACGTCCGTACAGAAATCTTTTGCCGTATCGATATTATAGCATCCGATCACAATCTTTAAGTCCGGGTTCATGCCTAAAAGCATCGCCGGGGTTTTGCGGGTTGATCCTTCGCTTTTCCCATGCTGGGGAGGAACAGAGATCATGAGTTTTTTTATTTTGCCATGAATAAACATGTCAAGTATCTTGTAATACGTATAATGAAAATCCGTCAATACTAATGATGGATCAATATAAGAGGCGAATGAGACCAGATCGTTTTTTGCCGCCTCTTTTACTATATCATCCGCATTAGACTTTATGAAGTCTTCTAATTCAGCATCTATTATTTCGCCCATTTTGGAGTTTTTGAAAGTAGTTAAACGTATATTTAGGTGTTTTGCCGGGAATTTTGCTATTACCTATAGTCAAAAACGAAAATGTACTAATCATTTTTTACTATTTTTCTGGCTAGCTCGATCAACATATCTTTAGGGATATCTTTGATCTTGTATCTTGATTCCTTATTCTCAACCTCTATGTTGATGCTTGGTTCATCCTTGGACGCTTCTACGCTTTCTTCTTTCTTATTTTGGGGTTCATTCCATAGCTGGATATTAACCGGATCATCATATCCGAACAATTGCGCCCTTCGCTTCTGCACATCCAATATAACACGCATATATATAGCGTCCCCGGCCCCGCTTTCCTTTATCAATTTTAAAGGTGGTAACGGTTCTCCTTCCTTTTTGCTCTTTTGGATTATACAGTTCTTGATCTTCTCTATTTCATTCTTATAATACTGAATGGTAGTGGTTTTACCTTCCTTCGTACGTTCCCAAGCATCCCATAATTCACGTTCCATCTTATCCAGCTTCGCAACCTCTAGCTGCATATAGGGCTTTATCCCTTCAAGGTTTTCCTTTTGCCAACGATCCAATAGCTTCAACATGTCTTTTCTAACGAGTTGTGGTGACACCTCTCTATCTTGACCTATTTGTTTGTTATGATCATTCAATAGCTTGGAAATACTGGCAAATGTGTATCCTGTTAGATAGTAATCCTTGCAAAAGGACATATCCATTTCTATTTGCTCCGGCGTTCTGCCATTCTTCAAATTCCTAGCCGCCTTTTTTTGACTTACTTCTTTCTTTTTACGGCCTTTATAATCAGTTAAATTCCTCATAATTATTTAATTCTATGTTGTTTATAAATAAAAAATGAGGCCGGAAAGACATCCAACCTCATTTGATCCTATTACCCATGTAAGATAATCGGTGTTTGCCTTTTCTTGTAGGCAAAAGTAATAAATAAACTCTAAACTTCACGAAATCAGAATTATATTTTACTTACTCCCTTCTTACAATGGTTTGGCCTATCCTCTATAGGGCAATATCTGCCACTTGCTTAAAGTCTACTTGTATTAACAACTACCATTCCATCAATATCGTTAGACATTTCTTTGATCTGGCTAGATATGTCTTTTTTGATGAGGCCGTAAATCTTCTCAATACATTCTTGTGTAATATTCAATTTTCGCATTCCAGTAGAATCATCCCTTTTATCTTCCTTAAAGTTTAAGGATATTAAGAAAGGTTTATAGCCCTTAGCCTCAGCATTATCGATAAATTCTTGATCGTTCTTAATCCCATCAAGCTTATCCATCATGTCATAAATCTGGTTCAAGTCTTTACGTGTCATTTCGCTTAGTTTTTACATAAATATTTCAACATTTCCAAATCCTTCACTTTAGGGCTATCACTCCCTTTTGTAGCATCGATGATAGTCATATCATCAATATGGGCTGTCCAAGACTTACCTGTTACCGGAGAAGTATAGGTAACTTTATATCTACCATAACTAACTTTCTCGAAAGAGAAATCATAAATACTAATCTTTTTCATATCATTTTTGTTTCTTGATTACGCTACAAAGATACTAACTTTTTCCTATACTCCAAATAAAAAAGCTATTTTTTTCTTATATTTTTTTTGCGGGTACAATATAAAAATAGGGTACACTACTTTCACAAGCGATGTACCCAAGCGTAATCAAGTATTAACTAAAAAATTAGTGAAAAAGAAAAATTATAGTTCCTTGTATATCTTACCGGTGCACTCATTCTCTAATGGACAATGATCTGGATCATCCGTATAGTAATCTTTCAGCACGCACCCCAAGCAGCCTTCCTCGCTATAGGGATTATAGTTCATGCAAAATACGGTTTTACCTTGGAAATCGCAACTTTGGGCTATCTCTAATTCTTTCAATCGATCAAAATCTTTACTTTCTATACGTATCATGATATTTTCTATTAATTATTTATCTACTTTCATATTCGTTCTTGGGAATTTCCCTTCTTTGATAAGCCATTCAATAGCCTCTATAAATGCTTCAAACGGATCATCATATCTATGTGATATATAGTTTAACCCGTATTCAATGCTGTATTGATGAGCCTTAACCTTATTATCGGCATTATACTTTTTAGTATTTAATCCTGCGCAGAGGTAAAGCGTCCCTAAACCATCAATAGCTGGAGGCATCATGTCTATAAGCTTGTATAGAGACCAAGCCGGATAATATAAATCCATGTCAAATAGGACCGACTTGTCCATCCAAGGTTCAACTAACTGATCTTGGACATTATCAATTGACCAATCATCAGTTTCCGTTATGCGTTGCAGATAGAAGTCTGCCGTATCCGGGCTAACCCCGGCCTCTAATAGTCGTTGAGATTGTTGTTGAGTTGTACAAAGTCTATTCATGATCTTGTATTTTTTATTTTATCATATTCATTTCTAAATATCTTTCACAATGCCACTTGTTTTTTAGTTACCTGCTTTTTAAACATTGATTACACCACAAATATACTAACTTTTCCTTATATACCAAACAGAAGGATATTTTTTCTTATATTTTTATTTGATAGGTTTAAATGAACTACTCATAGGATAGTCTAAAATGAAATCCTTATCATATACCAGTGAAAAAATTCCTAGTTGCCCCTTTACCGGGAACTCGATAACCGGGATCGGATTCTTTAGGAACCAAGCGTAATGGCCGCTTTTCAATGCTTTAATCAAGTCCTCTCGTTTTAGGCATGTTGATGATAGTTCTTCTTCGCTGCATTCCTTCAATAACTTGCAATCATATAGCTCTACTTTACATATAGATACGCCTATCCGATCTTCATCTTTGTACTCATACCCATCAAACACTTTTTTGGATGATACGATCAATATATCACCTCTATGTTTTGTTGCACGGCTCCTAACCTCGATCTTTTTAATCCCTTTGCTTATCATATCCGCAAAAGGCTGATTTACGGACAAAGCACTGAATTTATCGTGCAAATCTGCGTTATATTCGTTTGTTCTGTACTGCATAATCTTTTGTTATATTTTAAACTTTAAAAATCAATATATTATCAGTGAATACCTTTACCCCTTTTCTTATCCCTTTCCAGTTTTCGCCTTTCACGCCTAGTCAAAGGTGGTATGTATCGCTCAATGATATCCGGCCTTTTGATTTTTTTATCTTCATTGCCATTTTTAGGGATATCCCTATCTAATATTAAGCCTCCATTGAGCACATGATCAATCTCATTTTCGCTCATATTATAAAGTTCATTCAATGTAGGCCTTCTCCATTCGTAAACCGGAATGTAATCGGGAACGAAATAAAATGTTTTACAGTGTGACATCATACCTCCACATTGACACCCTATCATAAATGGCGTGACTCCTTTATCGGCATAAGTCGTGACCATTTCTTTGCCACATGATTTACATTTATACAGATCATACGTCCAACGTCCATCGTAGATATCACTTTTTTCTATTGATGATACTAATTTCTCGTATCTTCTTATAATCTCATTACTATCCATATCAATCAATAAATCCAATTTGAACTAAGTAACACATAGACTTTATAATCTTTACTGGTTCCCCATTTTCGATAATAGGCTCATAAGAATCATCCAGCTTTGTTACTACCAATTTACCATTTTCTAATAAAGCATTCGTTTGATCTTCATTGTATGCCGCACATTTGCGTTGCGTCCCGTCCTTATCCTTGTACTTAAATAAAACACCTTTACTCATGATTCTCTTATTTTAGGATTTTCCAATAGATATCTGGTTTTATTATCAGACCATCCGGCGGCATCATTCAGTCTTATCCGATCATCATCATACACAAAACAATACCAACCTGTAGTACCTATTCCCGTTCTTTCCTGCAACCTCATTAATTTATTCTCTATATATCTGGATAGATGCTTATAAGAGGACGTTTGAGGCAAGGAAATTACTCTCACATTCTTATCAACCAGTTCATCCGATTTATTTTCGGACTTTTTGATTATTTTGGGCCTTTTCTCGTTTTCCGGGGATTTATTACCCCGGAATACAATAGGCTCTGGATAAAAATCACGCTTCATTGATCGCTTTATAATAGCGTCATAATCCCTTCTCTTTTTTTGCTCACTCATCATTTAACGACTTTACAAATTTCCTTATCGATGATTTTATTAACGTTGCGCTCATTATATTGCCTATGCCATATATTTTATATTGCAAAAAATCGCCTTGCCAAACGGCCTTACAGTCTGGATCGGTATCAAATACGATCATCGTACCTTTCTTGAATTTATTGTCTACCATAAACGATAGTTGCCTCAAAGCATCTTCTTTGGAACCTAGGCCTATTTCTACGTATGGGTCATACTGGTTCCCGTTCTTAACGAGCATAACATAGGATTCAGTCCCGTTTAAATCCAGCTTCACTAGTTTGTCATGCCCCAAATTAGCGGTCGCTATCGTTGTATTATTTATGACTGTTTGCCCTATACAGCCCATCACTATTAATAACAGGCTAAAAATTATGGTTATCTTTCTCATCACTAATCATTTTTAGGTAATAATTTATAAATAGTCAATCCTTCATAATCAACTGCCTCAAGCGTGCATCTTATAGGCTTTCCATCTGATTTATAGATACTATCATCCTCCATTACGCCTTTTATCATATTGGTAGCCTTGATATACAAACATCCGTTATTCCCGGTTAAAACACGATATGATTCCTCTGTTGGTACTGGAACGGGACATATAGCTAGATATTTACCATCAAAATACACATTGATTCCATATGTTTCGAATATGCCTAATGACATTACCGTATTTTCAAACAGGTTTATTCTCCCTAGCAACGGAGATATAGATACTTCCATCTTTCTTTCACATTCCTTTGATGATATCAATTTAAAATTTCCCATATTCTTTTTTTAGTTTATAAATTATTTTTTTGTTTTTTGGATATATAAGCATTCTCGATCGGATTCCGTTCTCCCATTCCGCATGGCATGCCGGGCAAAGAAGATTTATGTTTCTTGGATCATGTGCCATATCTGGGTAGGCTCCACGACTTAATATATGACTACAATAGATAGCCGCAAATTGATCCCCTAATGGCTTTAGGCATTCTTCGCAATAATGCGATTTGTGATCCCACACAAAACGGAAAAATCTATTATTGGCTGCTTGAATGTCTTCTTCTCCGAAAAGGTAATTAGAAAACATTTTATTCTGTAGTTCTATCCTTAAATCATGGTCTAGCTCTAATTCATTGTAATGGAATAGGGGTTCTATTCCCCTATTCCTCACAATAAAATATTCTTCTAACGTTTCGATCTTAATCGCTTCCATCTTCATCATCGGAGAAAGGCATATCATTCGGATCGATCTTCTCGTTCAAGTCTTCGCTATCATCATCCCCGTTTGCGGAGAATAGTTCTAGCTGTGCGCTTTTACCTTCCCAAATGTAAGCGTGAACCTCATCATGCAAGGCATCAACGATAGCCTCGATATCTTCCTCGAATCCGTAGGTCGTAACATCGAATCTGATCCGGTGCGAGTTAATAGCCATTGTTTGTTTCGTATCCGCCTTAAATAGAGAAGTAATGATTACACCTCTAGTTTTCTCTTTACCGGACAAAGCAAAGCCAGAAATAGTTAAACGGTCTGCCACTTCTTTATAAGCGGATTCTGCCAGTTCATTTTGCTTCTTAGTGGCTTTAAAATCTGGTGTTTCCATTAACGACCGGAAAAATGAAAGATGCAATACACGAAGCATCATAGGCTTTAAGGATTCTACCTTCGATAATAAGTCTGGGTGACAAATCCTAGGAGATACGAAATGATAATTTTCGTAGTAGTTCTCGCTTCCGCACGTTACTCGGACTGTGTAAACGATATCCAATCCCCCATCTTTTACTAGCTTGATCTTATTCAAGCTAAATTGTTCTTTTGTTGGTGCAACCATTTTGATAAATTTATTTAGTTATAAAATAAGCGCATTTCCGTCCATGCTGATTACAAGCGCAAACACGCATTTCTTTCGATTTACAATAACATCCATTCCCGATAAACTGGGATGAGTTTTTACAATCCCTGCAAAATATGATTTTATCTTTATCATGTTTTACTGGTTCCTTTTTAGCTACTCTAGGCATATTATGCCCTGTTTAACTAACTCATCAAAACAACGCTCCAATGCCCTTACATCATTGATTGAAGCGTGGGCCTCAAAGTTATCGTTAAATAACTTTTGATACAATTCCGTCAATGTAGGCCATTTTAGGCCCTTGCCATTCGGGAATTTGGCTCCGACAAATTTAATGGTTTTATTCATCGTGCAAATCCTTTTCTCTTTATCTAAGGCCGGGACTACAAGTTTGTCGTAATAATAAGGCATTCGCAATCGTAAGGAATTAGCCTTTACGATAGATGTGTCAAAATAGATATTATGAGCTACGATCTTATCCGCATTTATAGCGTCATTTATGAAGCTATCTATTGCGAAAGCTAAAGGAACGCCTTTATCCAAGGCCATTTCCGTACTTATACCATGAATTTCGGTACATTCCTTCGGTATCTCATATCCTTCTGGCTTAACAATTAAATCGGTCTCAACCCCTTTGAACTTCCATGATATCGAAACGATATGTGGAAAAACTTCAAAGTCCTTGTCATACTTCTGATCTTTCGAAAAAGTTCCTGTAGTCTCTGTATCAAAAAATAAAACTTCCATATTCTAAATATTTGCTTTGTTAAATTCTTCGGCCATTTTAATTTGTTGCTCTATATATTGAGGATTCCGACTTATAAATAGTTCGGATATCCCTAATATGGTCATACGAATATTTTCATTCTCTTTAATCATATTGTAAAGATAACTAGCGTATGACATTTCATTACCCGCAAAAAATGTTTTAGATAGCACTTCCTCCCCTAAATCATCCCCGGCAATTAGCAAGACAAAATCATTGCTATTTGGAGTCATATTAGGTTTATAAGATTCTATAAAATCTTTAAATAAAATAGATTTTATCTTTGATGCTGTCTCCATTCTTTCCTTTTTAGTCTTCATTTGGATCACAAATATATACATGCAGATTTTCGGCTGCATATTGTTTTATAAAATCGATATGTGAGATAAAATCTTTCATCGTTAAATTCTCTACCTTTATGATCTCATCGATAGAGCTATTATTAAAAACATTGAAAGACACGGAGTGAGTCCAAGGAGATAAGAGTTCTAGCCTTTCTATTGTCTCCTTAGATGTTAGGATATCCCCTAGCTCGGCGAATCCCTTTTGAACCGAAGGGATAACGCCGTTATAATAGTAGTGCTGCAATAGTTTACTATCATTAGGGGAATAGACATTAAAAGTAGCTATGATCCCTTTACCCTTGTGTTGGCCTAGGAAATTAGTTAACACTTTCATAGGTATTAATAAATTCCCCTTAGAATCGATCTTCCCTTTTAGAGTCAACTCGTTATTCTTCATTGTATTCCTCTATTCTTAGATCATTTTGATCTCGTACTACAGTCTCTATGAATCCTTGGAACCCGAATTTTTTGGCTAGGGAAACGATGTTTTTCAATTTTGCCGCCCCTAAAGATTCCCCACGTGCTACCCTGAATACTCTTACTTTGCTGTTTTTAGCCATGACAAGCTTAATGGCCACTTCCATAATTTGCGAATCGGAAACTTTTTCTTTCTGGAAAGGGACTCCGTTTAGGATCAGACCATCATTATCGAATGATAGTCCCTTAATTGGAAGCTTAGAGGACTTGATTAGACTTTCTTTCTTAGCTAGACACGAATCTATTTCTTGCTGCTTTTCTTCTGCCGATACTTCTGCGATAGATAGATCATGTTTAGTGTTTAGGAATGACTTAACCTTCAAGACATTTCTATTGTATTCTGATATAGTAGCCATTTCTTCGGCCAAATCCTTCACATTAGCTTTTGTATATGCTTCTATAAATGATTCTGCGTTTCTTAACAGTCTGGTTTCGTTCTCTAATTTCTCGTTAACGGCATTAATGTTAGCTTCTAGTGTATCTGATACCTCCTTAGACATAAGCCTTAGTTTACCCCGGCGTTCTTCGGCCTCTTTTTTGATTTCTTCGATCTTTTTCTTTTCCCAAATATCTATGTTAGAAGCCTCTCTACTGATATCACTCTCTCTCTTTTTTGCGGCCTCATGAATATTAGCCAAATCTGAGGCATGGCCATTATGTATGTATTGCTTAGAACTCTCAACAACCGCCAAAGCCTTATCATATTTAGCTTTCAAGGCGTAAAATTTATTTTGCCTTTCTGCTAGCTCATTGATATCTTTTTCCTCTTTGTAGTCCTCGATTTTAAGCCCGATAATGTCTTTTTCTGCCTTGTTTTTTAAAGGCTCTAAAACCTTTATACGATCATTGAAGTTCTTACGTTCCGACTTTGCCCTTTCTATTCGTTTATCCAGTTCTGCCAATTCATTAATCACTTCTTTTGGGAAAAGAGACTTTACAATCTCGATCTGTTTCCTTCGTCCTTCTGCGTTTTCTGACAATCTGGCAAATTCATCCGCATCGAAATCTTGGTATCCGAAAATATCCTGCAACATTGATACATTACTGCTTTTCATCCCTGTTTGCTTACTGGTAATAGTAAGTGTCCCTTTTGGATTTGCCTTTGTAAAAGATAGCTTGACTTGATATTCTTCTTTGTTATCGCCTACGATGATCTCCGCAAAGCCCTTTTCTTTGCCATTCTTTAAAACGTTATCTCTTTTACCATTAAGCAATATTCCAATGGATTTAAGTAACGTTGATTTACCTAATTCGTTTTCCCCCGTAACGAAGTATACGGAACCGGAGAACTCACCTTCAAACGACTCGATCGTTTGGAAATTTTTTAAACTGATTTTTTTTACGTACATAATGATTTTGTTTTATTGTTGACACCGCAAATGTATAAGTTTTTTTTATATCACCAAAGATATTAAAGAAAAATTTTACATAAGGCCGAAATTATTTTTAGGCTCGATTATGTTTCTGTTTATATAATCCTTTTCATTAGCTAGTAAAACACGCCCGCAATGAAGTATTAACAGAGCGTCCGCATTCCATAATGTAGCGTTGACTAGCGGGTAAAATCCTTGTGCGGCCTCTTTATATCGGTTTTTCCTTTGTGTATCCGTTTCCTTATCCTTTATTACTAAGTGTAATCTTCGCTGCCAAACAGATGGATGTATAAGAACGTAGGGCATTCGATATTCATCTATGAGGTTTTGTAGTGTTTGATACGAGTTTAGAAAACGTTGTATTCGTATAGCCTTGCCAAACTGCAAATCATCCGGCCTTATAGTCTGTCGTTCAAGCAATACGATAGGATATTTACACGTATCTTTTAAATGCTGGAAAAAAGGCCTCAAACCTCGAAGGTCTTTAGGCATTTTAAGGTTGTAGCATATCTCATTATGCTTGAATACGACAATACCACCGTTGGAACCGGGATCGATCGCTATTATGCAATCTATTTTCTTTATATCTATCATAACTTTAAATAGTTTTTAATCTGTAACTCATTGACAATTATGTAATCGAAAGCGTCTTTAAGTATCTTCTTATGGGCTATTAGCCTAGCTTCTTCTTCCACGAAATCATGCTTAACACCTTTCAATCTAATAGTTTCAGCCACAAATGGTGTAAATGCGCCCCTAGCGACCTTATACAGCAAATGATTTGCCGCAGACTTGCGATCATCATCCGTTATTATGACATCATTAACGAGGCCATATTTCCCCAGTTCCTCAATATAGGGAATGATGTTAGCTTCCATGATCTCGAAACGCCCATGATACTTGTATAGCATAAACCGTCTATGGAAGTTCACTAAGAAAAGCCTTCTAAGATGCTTCTTGTTTATCCTGTAATCAGATTTGCCTACGGTAATGGCATAATATACAACGTCATTAGATCGCCTCTTATATGCGTTTAGAATGCGTGACATGTAATCTATAGAGAATGTCCCGAAATGCTTTCTATCACTAGATTCCGGTAAAAACTTGTCAAGTTCCCCGACTAATAGCAAATCAAAGGCCAATTTAATTTCCGAAAATGCCATTGTCGAGTAGTAATTGATGATGAAACGATATAAGGCGGCTATATCATATTGCTCCACTTGTTTTATTCCTACGTCCTTAGCTATACTGTTAATCAATACGGCAAACATTTGCTTTCTTGATTGATCTGGTATGCTATCTATCTTCGTCTCCATCTTGGCACGTAGGATATTTTTATCCGGCACACTCAATGAGTTGAAATATTTCCGGTTCATTTCAAGATTCCTTCGTAGCTCGATCGAGTTAGTTGATCTTAACTGAATTTCGTTGCTAGATATTGACTCCATACTTTTCGCAATTTTTTAGATAAAGTTCGTAATCTTCTTTGCTCATGCCTAGAGGATAGCTACCATCTACTTTGATATCTTTGTTTTTAGCCTCCCACGCCTTGAATTTATTGGGAGTTGAATCATATTCTAAAGCCCCCCAATCTTTGTTTAACGATTCATCCGCTAATTCTATAGCAAATTCTACTGGGTACTTAGCTATTGATTTCAAACTGTTTTGTATCGCCATAAAACTTCTTTTTCTCCATTTAGGCTGCAAACACAAAATAAAGAATTTCTTTTTAAATTCCTCATTTTCATAGGGGAAAACTAAACCATCAAATAGTACATCAACCTTGTTTATGACTGACTGTTTCATTTTCAGTGTCTTTTCGCTAAATCCGTGCTCTTTCGAAAATTTAGGTTTATGCTCTGGCTCCGGCTCACCAAAAGAAAGCTGGCTTTCTTTTTGCTTATTTGACTCTTTAGAGTTAAATAAGTTTTCTTGATTAATACTATCTTCTCTTATATAATACTTAGTCGGATTTAAATCCGTGTTTTCATCCGTATTTTTCGGATTTAAATCCGTAGAGCGTTTTTCACACTCAAATTCGGTTCCCCATTCTTTCAAAGGATCGCAAAGTTGTATATAGACATGAGAGTTGAATTTAGACAAACGGATCAAACCTTTTTTCTCTAAAGACTTATACAACCTTTGCATAGTATCTTTCTTCTCCGTGCATATAGAGCAATTATCAATTGCCGAATTATAATCACACTGATACCAAACTTGACCTTCTATGATGAGATTTGAAGCCCATGAAGGGATACCAAACATAAATGAGGCCAATAGACTTTCCGTAGGCGTTAAATCGTAATAGGACGAACGCAACATGTCTACAATGAAATACAATCTTTTTTTCATGATCTAAAAAAGAAAGGGGAAAAGATAAGCTACCACCCTTATCTAATCCCCTTAGCTAATAAATTAGCGAATATCTTATGTGTCCGGTGGTAGTTCGAACACCGCAAATGTATAAACATTTTTAATACTAACAAACAAAAGTGATATTTTTTTTATAGATAGATCACTTTTTTTGTTTGATTACAATTTCATTACCGCATGATGGCAATATGATCATACTCCCGAAATGGCTATTCACTTCAAGTTCTCCAAATTTATTTAGAGATACTGTATATTCGTTCCCTTCACCATCTTCAACTTTAATCCCATATGGTGCGTTTATCTTCTCACGCTCATTCTGGTAATCAATTATTTGTACTTCCATGATCTATTTTTTATATTTATAGCTGTATAAATCTAAACCCCTTTTACGGAACTCATTCTCTACTCTTTTTATTTCCATATCTATCATTTCCTCAAAATGCTTACTTTGCTTTAAAGATTCTTGATCACGGTTCCTAAAATAGTTCTTTTGACATATACGCAATTCTCGAACTGTCATAAAGAAAGTATGTGCGTTCATATCATTTGCTTTTATGATTTTCTTTTTCCGATAATAACTCATCAATAGTTGATGTAGCTTTTTCCTCAAACTTCCGATAATAAATCATTTCCCGATCGGTAAAGAAATTATGTTCGATCCAATCAGTATAATCTATCAAATCCTTATCGTATTGTTCCCGGTTCTTACCAACGAATAGTTTCCGGTTAAAATCGGCGAACTTTTTTAGTGCCCTTTTTAATTCCTCATACATGTTATACCATTCCGGCTTCATGATGTAATTCCTGCTTGCGAAATAAGCCATATACATATCAAGGTGGTATAATGACATATCAGCCTCGATCGTTGACAGACTAAGTATTTGCCCTCCCCATGATGTTAGGGCCTTATCTTGATTATCCGTTTGTAGCTTGAATTGTTTAGCTTCCATTATATCATCATACTCTGATTGTATCTTGTCTCGTACTTGCTGGTAGATGGTTATTTTAGCCCAATCTCCGTTTTGTACGGCTTTCACCAATCGATCATTAGCCTCTCTTAATTTCTGCAATATTTGTTGCTCTTTTATCTTATCCATAATTCAAGATAGATTACGTAATTCCTCAAATTTTTGTAATGTTATTTTATCCTCATTCAACTGTTTCAATATATTTGATCCGTCCAATCTGCCTTGAGCATAAACAACCTTACTGTATTGCTCTAAAGCTGTTATCAACGAGTCCAATGATATTGCTGTAGTTTCTCGTATAACAGGAACGACATGTAACATGAATGAGTCCCTATAAATGGCACTGCCATGATTAAAGTAATCGGTATTTTTAGATGCTTTTTCTGGCGAATCCAAGGTTTCTAAAAAAAGATCAAAAGCCTTAACCAGATTATCATAAACATCCGAATCAAAACTAGATATATATTTAACATCAAGATCATTTACTCTAAACATGACATAATTTTCGCTTTGTTTTTCCCGTGCCTCTTTTATCTTCTTCATTTCCTTTAGATCACGTAGGCAAGCGAAGCATACGCTATCTTTATAGGCCCTTGGAGATTGTTGAGCCGATTTTCCGCAACCGGGGCACGGCTCATTACCTGTATAACGTCTCATCTTATTGTTTTTGCTTTAAATATTACGCTTTCCTTATCTGGCCTGTTATGGCCCATGCAACAACTTGAAAAAAGGCATTCTTTAGCACTTTCTAAGTCTTTATGAAAATAACATCCGTTGCAGATTCTCTTTACTGGGACATATCTTTCCACTACTAATGTCCTCATACCTACTTTAACTTCCCAGCCTACGCTAGTGGTGCGTAGGCTTTCTTCTGATGCTCCCATGACTTAACCTTTTATTCGTTTAATGTTTTCTTCACTTTCGTTCGGAATAAGGGAAACTACAGGGAACCTAGACGGATCATTTGGCTTTTGACTTTTTGCGAAAGTTACATTTAGGTCAAATAGAACATTCTTAACGAAACCATTATTTTGTAAAACAGTATCGAATGATGTACGTATTTGTGGAATGCTTGATAGGTTCCCAGATGTTCTAAACGTCCAACATCCCGCTATGCCTCTTATTTTAGGAATGATAAAGTTCATCGTTAGTTGAACTTTCCAGCCTTTTTCCTTTTTCGGAAATCGATCTGATATACGAGCCATTATATCCGGGTATTGTTCTACGCAAAATTCCGAATAATGATCCTTATCCCATACCATAAAATTAACTCCGTCACCATAAGCGAAACGGGAACCCTGTATATCTCGATACTCATAGTACTCATTACATACTAAAGCCGGATCATCACTTGGAAAAACTATTTGTATCGAATCTGGCTTTTCTCCATAGGCTTGAGTGAACAAGCTGGAATATCTGCCCCTTGGAATAAAATAGTCTACTGATTGCGGGAACCCTTTGTCGTTTTTCATTCCCACATGAATAGTTCCCACTCTAGGATACATTAATTTAGGTTCATCGCCTTCTGGCATTCTTATAATTCTACCGCCCATAATGTGTATTTTTTATTGTTAGAAATCAAAATTATCCATCTGTAATAGATCATCCAAACTTTTATCTTGGATATCTTTGCTCACATTGTCTTTATTTGGGTCCTCCGGGGCCTTATCTTCGGTCTTATCCTCTTTAACCTTGTAGTTATCCATGTATGGGTTTTTATGCCCGCATTCGGCCTCTATTGGTTTTTCTGGGGAAAATTCCTCTTTCGATTCCGGCTCGCTATCATTTGTTCTTTTAGAGACAGCTTCCTCAATAGATATCATACTGATGTTATCATCTAAGTTTTTCCCATATTCAATAATACCTCCTACGCAAGACACCTTATTCTCACGCTTCGAATCCTCTATATGAGCTAGGGCAATGATATAAGGCAACTTTTTTGCGCTCTTAGACTCTGTTTGATCTTTAAAATTAAATGTAGGCTTTGCGCCTCTCCAATCTTTTGGAGACCAGTTGAACACTCTCGTTACCGGGCAATCGGGGAAATTCTCATTCCAAGCGTCCTTATAGGCATGCAATTGTATCTCATGAGCCTCGAAAAATCCTTTCCTGCCAGATTTATTATCGATAATAGCCTGTATCCTTTCTCCTTTATAGTCTAAAGATGCTTTGATATCTATAGCCCCGGCATAAAGATTGATATCGGAAGACAAAACTAGTTCCAGTGCTTCAACCTCAACGTTATATTCATAGACAAATTGCGCCCACGCTAGTAAATCACGCTGCAAAGAATCAAACTCGGTAATGAAAGAAGCTGGTAACATATGATCTTCTATATAACCCATGAGCCTTTCCTTGATTAATCCAAGATTGTACGTTTTATCGATACAGAATCGTGTTATCTCCCCATGCAAGAATGTACCGTAATCCGCACGCATTCGAGCATACCGTACCGCATCCTCATACCCCCTATCGCCATAATACTTCAACAATGCTTGGTTTGTTGGCAAAGCATTCGCTATCATTGTCGTTACAGAGATATAAAAAATAGGCTTACCAGCATCATCGAAAGAATAGTAATACCTGTAATCCCCAAAATCAAGACGAAACATTTTCTTTGGTTGAGCCTTTAACGCTTTTTCATCGAAATATTCCGGTTCGATAAGCTGGGATGTTATACCCGGTGCGATCTCCATCAATTTAGGCATTTCTATACCTACATTCTCTATTTCCTGCTTAACTTCGGCCCCTAGACCATCGTTTAGGGACACTCCTTCCATTTTGAATAAATTAAAATCTTCCATATTCTATTTTTTTTGACAATAATAATTATGAATTACACGATACAAGCGTTTTGCTAATCATCACTTGCTTTTTTATCACTTTCGTTAATTACATCTTCGATCTTTCTTTCCGTTTCTTCCTCAATCGATTTTGTGTATCGATATAATGAGTAGATGATAGATAAAAAAGCTATTCCGACAAACAGCACTACTCCAATACCAAACCAAATGATCTTACCGAATGATACAGAGATAAAATCTATTCCGGCCAATAAAGCCGTCATTAAATACACCATTCCGCAAATGATCGTTAATTGTATGATCCTATGGATCAATCCTCTCTTTTTAATTCCCATTTTATTCGTCTTTATTAATTCCTAATAAAAAATCCGCTGTCACTCCACATTCTTCCGATATTATCTTTATCCAATCTGGGGACACTCTCGCCGTTTCGCCATTAACCAGATTATACATATTAACCCTTTGGGCCGCTGGGGTTGAGTCTGGCCAAATCTTTCTAGCTATTCTCATTTGAGTAATTTTTACACCTTTGCTTTTGGCAATTTCTATTGCCTCTTTAATTCTTAATACTCCCATCTTCATCACAAATTAAAATTTTACCACATTCACATTTATAAATAGCTTCTGTCACCTCAAATACCGGTGGTAACATAAAGTCATAAGTTATCCAATTTCCCACGCTATCTATTAACGTAGCTTTCTCCCCGCAATAAGGGCATTCAATTTCTTCCATACTCTTTTAAATATTTGAAAAAAATACATTTCCAGTTCTCAAACATTTCCATCACTTGAGGCCCCATGTGCCTTTCATTGATAGAAAAAGACGTTAATTCCCTATCGAAATTATCCAATAGCCTTAAACTACATACATTAGATTCGCTAGAGGTATCATAACTTACTTCTAGGATGCTATCTACCTTAGATTTTATTGCCTCCACTTGCAACGATTGAAATTCCTTTACTACTTCCATACTAATATAAATAAAATCTTATTACTAAACCACGTCTTAATTTGCAGATGCAAACATCTTTACCCTCTTTGAACGCCCTATCGATAAGTTTGTTCGTTAGATCGATACCAATTAGGTTTATGAGACCAGATACACCTACTAAAGTAGTAATCTTCTTTCCGTTCAATATCCCATTTACCTTAATCTTAAAGTTCATGTTTATTTTCCTAGTTGGCCATTTGAGGCCATTGTAAATATCACCCGGCTTCATAACTAATCTTTATTGTTGACACCGCAAATATACTAAGTTTTTTTTATATACAAAGCATAAACGATAATTTTTTATTATATTTTTTCGGGATGTAGTTATTTTGTTCTGATTTTCGATTTAAGGCACTTTTTACCCCCCCCCCTTATGTTGATATATCCGGGAAACGATATACCGCTAAACGAAAAAAGAGAGGCGTTTCACAACGTCTCTCTCTAGCTGTCTTCAAAACCAATTTAAAAAACAAATAATAAACGACTACTGCCGTATCGTGATCCATTCCGCACCTAACACTCTAGTATATGGGTTTAACGGAATGATTTCTTTACGACTTTCTTTCACTCCCCATTTTATGAACAAAAATCTTTTAGGTATAATATGGTCTATGATTTTGAAAGAGTCTCTATTTTCGTATTTGCCTGTAAAGTTATCATATTTATCTACACATCCAATGAAGTTATACCATTTGTCGGTTATATTTACACATCTAAGAGTATCCACGATATAGTTATCTATATATACGATCGAATCCTTTACATGTCCTTTCAGATCGTTAATCGTTCTAGTTTGCATATCAGTTATGGATTGCAACCTTTTTTTATCGATCTTCAATGACTCTATAAGTTTCATGTCTTCCGATCTAATACGTTTGTACTCCTTCAATGTCAAAGCCATATCGGACAATGTGACTACGTTCAATGAGTCTTTCGTTTTATAGGTCTGCATATCCCCTAAAGCTATCTCCATATTTTTCCGATATATCTCCTTTTGTTCTAAGCTATCCTTATAACCTTTCCACAGCCAACAACAAACGATCAACAAAATAGGGATACCTATCATTTCAATCCACTTCATCATATCAGTAGGTATTTATATTCCGGTATAGCGTCAAAACAGGGGCACGCCTTTATTCTTTCACAGGTATCAACTACCCCATTACCGTTCAAGTCTGGGGATACATCCCTGTGACCTATAATAGCTTTTATCTCCCATCTGGTTTGTATATTGCGTATCAAATCGATAATAGCAACCTTTTGGGCCTCCGTACGGGTATCTTTCTCCTTTCCATTGGCATCTAAACCGCCTTCATAACAAATACCTATAGAATGCGAGTTATGGCCTTTTGTGTGTGCTCCTACCTCATCCTCATTTCTCCCTACAAAGATTTTACCATCTTTTCGGATGTAGTATTGATATCCGATATGTTTTAACTTGCCGGGAACCGATCTTTTATATCCGGCGATTTTATGGCTCATATCTACTTGTTCAACCGTGAAATTAGCGTTTTCACGTGTTGCGCTGCAATGTATTATTATCGTGTCCGGTCTCATTTTGAATTTTATTTATAAGATTAATAGCCTCGTTAACATCTTTAGTCTCTACGATTTTTTTTGCTATGGTTATAACTTGTGCCGCCGCTTCTGGTATATCCCCCGCATGCGATTTCTTACGCTTGCTATTCTCTAATACACTACCACCTTCGATTAGCAATATCGCAACCGTACATAGTATTGTAGCGAATGGCATCTTATAGAAAATAAAAAAGAACCCAATTACATCAAATAAAAAGGAAAACATAAGAACCCTAAAGTAATCGCCTATTTTGGTAATCGTTCTTCTAAAACCTTTTGAGTTTCGTTTTTCTCCAAGTGCTTTGGCGGTGTTAATGCCACTCCAAAAATCTATTATACACCCACTAGCCATAAGAAACCAACATAGCATAATTATAGCCAGCCTCAATATCATGTAATTATACAGACCTGTATAGTTCCCTGTCTCAATAAATTCTATCATTTCCTCAACGCAAAAGGCCGGGAACCCGGCCTGTTATTAAATGTACTTTTTAAAATCGATTTCGTCCAAATCCCCTTGACCTATATAATCACTTAACCAACGATTGAAGATCGCACCGGGATAACCATCTGGATCGCTAATCGCATCGTAGGCGTTTTTGATACAATCTACTTCCGTTTTAACGGAATGCGGGAAATAATCAGCGTAGCACATGTTGGCATGATATTGAGCGTCATAAATTCGACTTTCATCGCATTTTAGCCCCAGCTTTTCAAAAGCGGCCATTACTTCTTTTGCGCTCCAAGAATGTAAAGGCGGCTCATCTAAACTTCGACCCTGCTCAATCTCGATCCTGTTTACCATTTGGCTACAGGCCCATTTTGCCAACTCTTTGTTAAAATGAGAGCCATTATGCAAAATGTATTGCATATAGTCTACTCCGATATGGAAGTATTTTTCTCCCTTCTCTTTGAGTTTCTTTTTCAACTCAAACATTTCATCATCATCTATGGGGCCTTCCTCATCATCATTATAGCCCCATTCATTTCTATGCTCATGTTGCTCATGATGTTTACTAGGCTTACCATGATGATCTGACATACTATCATGGTGGTATCTCCGTCCCAATACCCTATGATTTCCTTGATTAACAATTAAAATTTTCTTCATGTCTATATAATTTAGGCTTTCGCCGTTTGTTCTACCTCATTTTTGCTAGGCTCCTTTGTAAACAATGCGTTGTGGATATCCATTACCATTTGTCTTACCGGATCAATCTCTTTCTTAATCCGATCATCCAATATCTTCTCTATGTTGGCCGAACTCTGTTGAGTTTCCTCTTGTGGAACTAAATCGCCGAACTCGGTTATGATCGAGTCGCATTCCTCGACTATTTTTTCATATCTGCTTTTCGAATTGATGATTGATTGGGCGTTCTGCTTGATTATCTTCAACTCATTCAGCACTAATTCCGGGTTCGGGGAATAAGCTATACCATCATAGATTGATATATCGGAATCCATTTCGAGCGCAACGTTATATTTCTGCCCTTGGAAATCCATCGTAAATTGACATACCGAAGCATATGTGTTTCCAACCTTTTGAAATTCCGGTTTGCCTACAGCCGCTATAGATAAAATATACACGGAAGGGATACCCGTTCTCATGCTTTTTTCTAGGGCTAAAACTTTATCGTTTGGTTTAAGATCAGCTATTTTCATTTACCATTTACTCCTATCATTCCCAAACCTACTTGTACCATATCCGGGTGTGATTTCATGAAATCTACTAATTTCAAGAATGTATCTACCCCAAAATGATCGATCATTCCTTGTGCCTCATTAGCTACCCTTTTGGCCGTTTCTTGATCTGGACAATTAGTAATTAAACATATTTTGTATTCCATATTCTTTAAAATAGCATAGGCCCCACCGATTAAAGTGGGGCCTATTGTTTTTACAGATTTGCTGCTGCAGCGGCTGTAGAGCCGTATTCTTTCTTCAAAATAGCATCCAGTTTGAAATTCAAAAGATTATCATCTTTGAATTTAATCTCTCGATTCAATCTGGCGATCTCTTGATCTTTGGCTTGATCCTTGATCATGCACATAATAGCCTCTTGATTCTTTGTGATGGCACAGAAGTTTCGTTCAGCTTGCAATGCTAACTCATTCTTCATTTCACGGATAAGGCCTTTTGTCTCGCAACAACAATCGGCTTGATTCCGCTCCATTTGACACAGGCGATCCATGATTCGGTTGTTCCCAGCAACATCGACATCTTTAAGATCACGAATATCACTGTTTACCTTGTAACCAAGATCGCATAAACCACGTTCATAAATGGAACGATTATTCAAGATTTCACGACCATTACCATCGATACGCCCGGATAAACGTTCGTTAGAATCAGAGATATCTTTGTAAATTCCCGCTCTTGCCTCCTGTACGGTAGCTTTTACCGCTTCCACGTTGGCCTTAACGTCATTTACTTTGTCCCATACTGAAACGGCTGCGGCTCCGAAACCACCACCTACTAAAGCACCACCGACAGCACCCCAGCCGGCCCCATAACCACGATCTCTATCGTTGCAACAACGATCACGATCTGCATAGATAACTTCTGTTGTATCTGCCATGATTTTAAATTTTAAAAAGTTAATATTAAAAATACTCTACTATAAAACATTGCACGGATAAGTATTGTTTACTTACCCGACAAATTTAATATACAAATCTTCTAGGATGTCAAGCATTTTAACTTTTGATCCATTAGGGAAATCTACTGTCTCTTTTATGTTGATATCTAGGATTGATTCATACTCATCCTTCGTAATCATTTCCATCTTATCGATTTCGACTTCTTCCTTGTAGATTTTCTCCGAAAACTTAATTAAAGCCGGATTGATATCTTTTTGTTCCGTCTTTTGCAAAAACGATTCCATTTCCACGATATCATTAAGCTCTTTTTGTTCTTCTATATTCAGAGCTTCCGCTTTAGTGCCTTTAGCAACACGATCCCTTAGTTCCATGAGCCTAGGATAAATCTCTTTGTATTGCTCTAGTTTTTCCGTGTATTCTTTAGGGGTAAAACCTTCTTTTGCGTCTTCGATCTTTTTGTTGGTTTCTTCGCTTATTTTTTTGTAAGCCAAACGCAACATCATGATCTTGACTTTTAATTCTTTTGGTAGGCTTTTAATATTCCCGTCTACACCTTGTGTTAAATCGATACTCTTAATGATAGAGTAACGTGTTAATGCTTCTTCTCTTGTGATAAACATTTCTTAAATTGGTTTTTTTTGAGATTACAAACTAACAGTTTCCGAATCGGATTCAATAGCTGCTATCATTTCAGAGAAAAAAATAGCTCCCTTACTCATGTTAGCGATATCGAACATATTTACCGTTTTTTCACCATTACGATCATACCGGATATTGCCGATTACGGTATCATTAGTTTTATCCAGCACATCACAATACAATGTATTTACCTTCCCATCTTCTCCGCTTCTTTCAACGGTAGCATGATTTGCGTAAACATCTGCTCCTACGCATTTCCATACGGCAGATTCGATAATCACCTTTTCTTTTGTTACTTGTACACTCATGATTTTAAAGTTTAATTAAACGTCCTCAAATATACATATTGTTTTACAAAAAACAAATCATTCCGGCCCCATGTCCTCGATAGGTGTGTATGTAGTCTTGATATTGGCCACATCTGCCGTACCAGCTATCCAGTATTGATAAGAGCTATCTTGTGATATTGTCTCATAATATGGGCCTACTGTTTTTTCTGTTTTTGCCGGAACTACTACCGAACCTATACTTACATTCTTGATAGTTTCGCCTTTTACCGCCGGATCATCGCCAAATTTCGCACGCATGAATATAGCCCTAACATTAGGGAATGTTACTTGACCGCTATTATCATTTTTCACATGCACATAATATTCAACGTTCGTTCTCCCACTATTGGTATATACGCCTAAACAATATACTTGATATAACGTCCCTTGAGCCTTGATATTTATTCTTAAATCTTGTGTCAACGGGAATGTTATAAACGTTGCAACCGGGATATTTCCTGTAGACGCAAAAGATTTGCTACTAAAAAAAGGGAATAGCTTCCAAATACCATCGTGTGACTCTGTTAATCCGGCAAATGTCATAGAGACTGATGTACCCCCCATTTTGCTACTAGAAGTGCCTATCATATATCGACTGTTATTCTGGTATAATACCGCACCAAGATAGTAATTAGCTAATGTCACACCAGATATAGTAATATCGGCTAACGTAAGATTATAAGGATCGCCTACTGGTACGGCCAAATCGAAATCCACTTGTATCGCACCACCTGTAATGTAATAGGTATCCTGCAATGGGACATTTACAGGTTCTATTGCGCCGTGATAATATTGATAAAAATCCTCAAGTCTATATGGTTGTGCCGAATTACCTGCGGGCGGCACATAATCCCATTTATCCAGCCTGTTAATTAGCTGGTATAAAAATGTACCTGCCCCTGTTACCGTCCCTACGGAACCATAAGTTTTAACACTCAACCCGCATTTCCCATCTGATCCTTTCCACCATGTTTCTGGCAATGAAGGACGAAGGCCATTATATGCGACTGGTTTATGTTTAGACCATTTGTTTATTTTGCTTCGAGCTATCGAATTACCACCACATAGCCCCCCTACCGTAGTCGTTGGTGCGTCTAATCTATTTCTCACTTTAATTACAGTGATTGGATTTGTCAAAACATCTGCCATGATTAAACCTCCTTAGTAATTATGTCCCCTGTCACAAGAACTTTGTTACTTACTAAGAAGGTTCCATCTATCGTTAGATCGCCTTTAACGATTAATCCATAATTGGCACTTTCCGGTTCTTCAACACAAATAATTTCCCCCCCCCCCTTATAATAATTATATTATCGGCAAAGAGATTTCCGTATATTAACATTTCATTCATTATAAATACCATCCTGTCTTCCAACGGTACGCCAAATACCATCATATAGTTGTAAAATTGTAAATTCAAAAGTAAACGGTCTAGTTATACCGGAATTACCAGTATAAATATGAAACGTGTATGATTTAGTTGCGCCCGGGGCCAATGAATCATTGGTATTTGGCGAAATAGAGTAAAACACCAGATTTGTATCCTTTTTTTCTTCTCCCGTATCAAGGTATCTCATGACAAGGGAATATCTCAAATACTGATTAGACGTATTAAACGGTCTACTTTCGCTATTCTGGTTTACTACAGAGAAACTTCCTTTTATTTGGGTAAACGCTATGCTAGTGTATTTGATACCGCCTCCGTTCCAGCCGCCCGGCACGACCACATTATATGATAATTTTGTAGAAGCATCCGTATTTTCCACTACTCTATGTATTTCCGATTCATCCCTAAATGGTAATGGCCAGAATAAAGCCCCTAGCGGGAACTCCCCTGTAGCATCATCCCAATTCATCTTGAAATTGCATAGGCCTACGATAATATCAGTAGTACCATTTTTAAACCAATTAGTGAATTGTGTATTGAAATAAAAGGATATCGTTTGATTACCTAAACCTGTTTTATTAAACGCCTCTTGAGTAGTTGCATAGATTGGTGCGTATGTATGATCAGATGCTATCATCCTGCATATGAAATACAAATCATCAACCATGTATGAGAATAAATCTCCTAGAAGCAATGACAGGTCATTTACTCCCGTTTCCCTTATACGTATGTGGCATATTTCCCGGTTGTAAATCTTTTCCGGAAATTCTACCGTATATTGAGGTTTGGCAAAGTGATAGTAATCCTTGAAATCTCTCAACCTAAAAGGTTCAGACGAACCGCCTCGTGGCGGCTCATAGGTATATTTCTTTGTCAACATGTCTTCAAACCTAGAGGATGATCCCGGCACATTGATCCCGCAATTACGTGATTGGGCCTTCCACCATTCATAAGGCCTGTTTTGTTCCCCTGCGAAATTATACCTAACTGGCTTGTATTTCGCCCACATATTAATTTTATTAGCTACAGAGGCATTGCCTCCGCACAATGCCCCCACAGACGTAAAAGGCGCATCTAGGCAATTCCTCACGTCTATCACGCTAACATTTCCAGATATAATACCATTCTTTAAAGCCATATCATTTGTTTTAAGCCGCTTCTAATTTAGCTAATCTTTCTTTTAGAGAGGCGATTTCTATTTTTATTAAATCTATCTCATTCTTGTTATCTTGCACAAGCTGATGCACTTCTTTAAGCCCATTGACAGCGATAGCTACTCCTAGCGTTGCGTATTCTACAGAATAATATTCTTTTCCGTTGATACTATTATTGCTTACGACCTGTGGAAATTGCTTAATAACATCTTGTGCGCTCACTCCTATTCGAATGACACCATCGTTTAAATCTTTTCGGATGTAATAAAACGCTGATATATCTTTTATCTTGCCTAGGATATCACTTATATCTTCTAGGCGATATTTTAGACGGATATCGGAACCGTTGGAATAGGAACCGGACACATACATATTACCACTTGGAGAGAATGATCCTTTATTATTATTCGTTCCCCCAAAACAAAAATACACAATATTATCACCTCTTTGGGACAAATAAAAATTGTTAGTACCCCCAGACAATCCTAAAGCCCCCCATGTGGCTTTAATAGTTATATTATTAGTCACTTCTCCCCCATTCCATGAAGGGCCGGGCGATCCTGTAGCTCCTTTTAGATTAACATACGATCCCCAAGCTGTTGAACCTCCATATGGTGTGACTCCCATTCTTAATGAAGTACCGCTCCACTGGTAGGTAACGCTTGCGCCCTGTGTACCTGTAGCCCCTGTATTTCCCCTAGGTATTCCCAGACTCAAAGCCCCCGTAGAGCTATTCCATGAGGCGTTTGCGTTTGATCCGGGGTTAAGAGTCGTGGCAGACACAGACCTAATAGGGCTGGTTGCGCTGGCCTTTAACGTCACATATCCACTAGATACGGTAAAATAGGTTGAGTCAAACCTAGCAAGTCCTAACGCATCATAACCGGCGGTTGGGCTGGTTATATTGTACGAGCTACTTCCATAGGCTACAACATCTTGTTGCATGATCAGAGAATGAGAACCATTCATATTACCGTTTGAGTACATATAGAAGTAAGCGTTCGTGTTATTTGCGGTTTGATCCTTGGCAAACATATAGAACCCGAATTGATGGCTATTATCACTACCTTGTAAGCCGCCCAAATTGAATACTCTACCAGTATATGTTTTCCATCTATACAACGGGAAATAAGTAGAAGTTGAAGTTGAGGTTGAATCTAAGTTTATGGCCGCATCTGTCTTACCAGCGATCCATTTACCATTTATACCAGCTAAATATAACTTTACCCATCTTAACGAAGATGTACCCAGCATACAAGTAGTAGAATTAGTTGGATAGCAACTCCCACCAATGGCCACAGATGGTGTAATTTCGAAATGTCCGCTGTATGCTATTATACGGTGCGTATAATCAGCCGTGCTATTACCGTAATGGAAATCGATATAGGGGGTGGTAGCATTCAATTCCAAGTATCCTTTGCCAACACAAGAATTACTGCTATTTCTATTAGGACTAGTATTAGCGTCTCCAACATATACGCCTTTCGTAAAATATCCATAACTGAACCTTCTTGATGAGTAGCCAACACTATAAGAACCATTACTTCTAGGATATATATCATTAGCCGTAATAGCCCCTACAACTTCTAATTTATCTACTGGGCTATTGGTTCCAATTCCCCAGTTACCATTAAACTTGCCATAAAACATTTGATTAGTAGGCGCACCATACCAACCAAGCGACAAATAATTTCCTTGACTATCATCTGCTGCATGATTATAAGTTAGTTCCAAGCAATTATAATTCGATGTGTCCTTTCCTATTCTGCCTCGCACATTGGTTTTTGTGCTCATTAGGTTAAATGCGTCCTCTGCCGTCCCACTAGAGGATATAACGCCCTTAACATCGGCTGATCCATTGAATGATTTTCCCCATATAGTTCTAGCGGTAGCTAATGTAGTTGCGGTACTAGCGTTACCGATTAATGATCCATTAAAACTAGTCGCTGTTATTTTGGAATTTTTACCATAATCACCATTGTTACCAGAACTTGACAGTGACATAGGCTCTACATAGTATTCACTACCAGCTGAAGTACTTCCAACATTAGTTCTAGCATAGTAAATATTTATGCTGTTTATTCCAGCACTGCAATATATTCTATAAGTAGCTGTTCCCCCTCTTAGCCAAAACACGATAATGGATTTGGTATTTCCCCGAACTTCTACTTTCTTCAACAAACTTGCATATGGTTGTAGATTGCATAATGTAGTAAAAAAGTTCGCATTGCCATCCCAAGGTCCTATTCTACCAATACCTACATAATTCATACTACTAGTTTTATTACTATGGTTGCCAGACCAATTAGGATTTGATGTTGAACCTAACGATTTACCTACACCTACTGTATATGGGACTCCATTGGTAGTGATTAAAACTTCCAATACTACAGGATAGAATGTATTATAATCATTTGTTACCGTTATTTCCCTAGACCTAGCAGTACTAGTATGATACCAATCAATTGTTGTATTATATAAATTACTCCTATGATAATTATCCAACATATCAGCGTTAAGGTTATTACACAGCGTAGTAGAAACCACATCGATAGGTTTAGTCCCCGTAGCGACTCTGGATATATATCGTCCCGTGTTGTACAAGAACATATTTGGATCACTGCCCTCTAAAATACCTTCCTTACTTATAGCGAATCCGTATCCAGCCCAAAACGTATCATAATATTCATGTCTTAACACCACGTTTTGTGTTGCGTCTCGTGAGGCAGTAAATTTTATACCTGCGGCCTTGCTTTTTGCATCACTAACAGTTGATTTAAGTGTCAATTGACTGTTTATTGTATTAGAAGCTATAGTTAACGCTCCGGTCATCGTATCCCCTGCTTTCTTGACATATCTACCATCTAAGACGGAAGCGAACGTCTTTCTATTATAGACAATG